GTCGTTGACCGTTGCGATGGTTCCCAGCCCGAGGTTTGTCCTTGCGGTGCCGGTGTTCGTCAGGCCGCTCAGGTTGTCGGCCTTCGCCAGATAGTCGGAGGCCGTGGCCGTGGCCATCGTGCCCAGCCCGCTGATGTCCGAGTTCGTCAGCGTCACCGCCCCGGTCTTGCCAGCGACGGACGTGACGGGAGCCGAAGTCAGGAAGCCGCTGGGGTTTCCGGTCAGCGGGTAGTAGGTCGTCGCCGCGTTGGCCTGCGTCAGATAGGTCGACGAGGCCGAAGCCGTGGTCAGGTAAGCGGACATTCCCGCCTGCGTCTGATAGGTCGAAGCCGCTGCCGAGGTCGTCAGATAGGACGACATCCCCGCCTGCGTCTGGTAGGTGCTGGCCGCGTTGGCCTGCGTCAGATACGTCGATGCCGCCGAGGCCGTCGTGAGGTACGATCCGAGCGCCGTCGTCACCCAGGACTCGGTCGCGTATCCAGTCAGAGCCGAAGAAGTCAGATACCCGGCGGGGTTCGAGCTCAGCGGGTAATAAAGCCCGTTGGCCACCGTGGTCGTCGAGTAGTCGGAGGCCGTGGCGGTCGCCATCGTCCCGAGCCCGAGGTTGCTCCTGGCGCTCGCCGTGTCGGCCAAGCCGCTCAGATTGCCCGCCTTGCTCAAATAGTCGGCAGCGATGAAGGCCGTCGTCTGTATCGTCGAGTCAGGAAAGTTGATTTGCGTCGGTAGGACGTAAAGCTGACTTCCAGCCGTGTTGCTCAGGAGAAGATACTGAGAACCGATGTAGGTGCTGTCTGCCGGAGCGGCATCCGATGACACGCGGATCGGGTATGTCCCATTGATGATTACCGTATCACCTAGAGCCGAGTTCGGAAAAGTAAGGGAAGCGGCGTCCTGAAGCGTGCCTCCGGATTTGCTGACCTTCGCGTCCAGCGCCGTCTGCAAGTCCGTCTGGCTGCTGAGAGTCCCGCTGATCCCGCCCCAGGCCACGCCCGCCGAGTCCGTCCCGTTCACCCAGAGCCCCTGCGCCGAGTCGTACTTGAGCACCTGCCCGTTGCTGACGCTCGTGATCTTCACGTCGTGCAGCTCGTGCAGTTCAAAGCCGTTCTGCACCGCCACCTCGACCTGCCCCTGGTTGACGTGCTGGCGGCTCACGATGCCGACATACACCAGATGCACCGGAGCCGAGGGCTTCGTGCTCGTAACCGCCCCCGCCGTCGTGCCGCTCAGGTACAACTGCGTGCCAGCCGCGAAGGCCGACGTGTCCAGCCCGGCCAGCAGGCCGCGCACCGTCACCTCGCCGTTCTGGTTGTTCAGGATGTCAGCCGACACCATGCCCAGGGTCTGCGCCGAGGTCGCGTCCCCAGTCGCCAGCGCCTTCGCCAACGTCGGCTTGTTGCCCGCCGCCCCGTTGATGTAGACCACCGTGCCCTTCGCCAGAGTCGCGCCCGTCTCGTTGCGGGCCACGATCCGCAGCTCCGTGGCGTAGTTGTCCTGCCACGCCGTGTCATAGGACGTGTCCGAAGCCTTGGCCAGAATCTGGCCTTCAAGGCCGCCAGCAGGGACGCCTACCCCGGCAGGTCCAGGGTCGCCCTGCGGCCCCTGCGGACCAGTCGCACCCGTCGCGCCCGTGGCTCCCGCAGGTCCCTGCGCTCCGGGCACGCCGACCGACCCGCTCAACGTCCCCGTGATGACGCCAGTCACCGACCCGGCCACTTCGCCAGCGTCACCCGCCAGCACCCCGCTGATGCTTCCGAAGTTGGAAGCCGTCCCCGTGATCGTAGCGTTGGCCATGACTTAGGCGGTGACGGATTCGATGACGTTGATGCGGAAAGTCTCCGAGCGTGAGATGGTCGAGCCGGGGAACGTGAACTTCACGTCCCACTTCGCGTTGCCCAGCGCCCACGAGGACGTGTCCCCGACGTAGTTCGTCGTGAAGGACAGGCCGTCGCCGGCCTTGGTCACCGTCAGGTCGTACTCAGCCCCGCCCGCGTCCTTCACCGAGGAGGCCACGGTCGTCGTCAGCAGGTTGGCAGGGCCGGACGCACCGGGCGTCCACGTGAATGTGCACCCGAAGGTGTTGCCCCTCTTCAGGGTGACGGAGGTCGAGCAGCTCATCAGAGGTCATTGACGACGGTGCAGGCGATGACGAAGCCCGTCTGGGTTTCGCCGCTGACCGTATAGGAGAAGTCGAGGGTGGCCTGCGCGGAGGCCGCCCCGTCTAGCAGGGTGGCGACACCAGCTGCGCTCATGTCCAGGGTCATGGCCTTGCCAGCCAGCGAGCGGACGCCGTCAATCTGGACCGTCACCGCGTTGACGTTGGTCTTGGCCAGCGTCCCGATGAACTCGATGCGCCAGACGTAGTCGGCGACCTTGTAGACGTTCGTCTTGTCCGTCAGCGCCGTGATGGTGTTCAGGGCGGTCTTCAGTTCGGCGGCCGTTGCGTCGATGTCGATGGCCGTGGTGTAGTTGCCCCCGTACTCGATGGTGAACGTCCCGCCCGCGGGGATGGGGGCCAGCGCGATCTGCTGGATTTCGTTGGCCGAGGCCGAGCCGCCGACCACGGTCGTCACGGTCGCCGCCGTCGAGGAGGTCGACGACACCGTGGTGGAGGACGTGGCCACCGCGCTGACCGTTCCGAGCTTGAGGGAGTAGGTCGCCGAGCCGTCGAAGTCCACGGCTTCCCAAGGGGTTCCGCTGACCGACGATGACTTGACCAGATAGAACTCGCACTTGGCCCCGTCGCCCTGGACGAAGGTCGGATTCACCCAGGCGGTCGAAGAGTCGAAGGCCCGGTAGGCGGCGCCTCGCTCATAATCCACGAAGAAACGGTAGACGGTAGGAAGGGCCATGACTGCTTACCCTTGGCAGGGATGGCAAGGGGTCAGGAATACGCGACAGGTGCGGGGCTGATGGCCGTCGGTTTGAAGGCCGTCTGGGGCAACCAACCGACCAATAGGTCAAGATAGTCCTGCGGGGAGTTGTAGGTCGGGGCCGTGCCTCCGCTGCCTATCAGCTGACGGATCGTAACCGTGGCCGTGTCGGGGTACCAGTAAGGGGTGACCGGGTCGAACCACCCGGTGCGGAACACCCAGGTGAACGAGCCGTTCCACATCTCAATCGGCCCATGCTCGGTCCCAAGTTTTATCTCTGCGACATAGTCGGGATAAAGCGTCCAGTCCACCGTCGGCGCGGTGACGTTTATGGTCACGGGTGTCGTGTTGCTGGTGCCTGGCGTCCAATCCCAATACTCAGGGGAAGAGTTGCTGTAAGTCGCCGTGAACGTCTGCTCAAACAGGTCGTTTTCAAACGTCACTCCGAGGCCGTCCTGGAACTGGTTGCCGTTGGCGTCCTGAGCGACCTTGACCCAGAATGACGTGATGTAGGATGACGTGCCGTTGCCGCTTGAGTCGCTGGTATTGACCAACGCCGGAATGATGAAAGCCCCGACGCCCGTGTCGGTCGGCGCAGGGTTGTCCCCGTAGGCGGTCCCGCCATACTGAGCCGTGGTCTTGAACTCAAGGCCGAGCCCTAGGCCGCCGAAGTCGTTGGCGCTCGTGACGCACATCATCATGTTGTTCTTGCCCGACATCTCCTCGGTGTTGCTTTCACCGTCAGTCTCATACCACGGGTCAGGCACCGTGGGGTCCACGGGCTTCTTGGTCTGACCGACGGCCTGGAGGAACAGGCTCCTGCTAAGCAGGAACTGCTGCGGCCTGGGGTCGACGCTCATGACCTCCAGAAGTAATAGACCGTGACGGCAGGATTGACGAACGCGTGACGCTCTCCGCCAAGCGCCGTGAAGACGTGCTGTTGCACCACGCCGTTGTCGATTGTGGCGATCAGTTTGTAGCCCGTCGACGCGTCATCGGCAGGGACCGTGTCGTCAAAGTCGCAGGTGACGCTGGTCGGGAAGGCGGTCGGAGCCGCGGACGCATGGCACTCGATGTAGATCTGCTTGACCACGTTGTTGGCAATCGGGAACTCCTGGTCAGGCATCAGCTCGTTGTTGACCGTGCCGGACCTCACCTTGACGTTCGTGCCGTCATAGCGGACTTGGAACGGGTGCAGGGGTTGCTGCTGCCCGTCGCTCGGAAACGGGTCCGTGGTGTCCAGGGTGACCCCGCTGGCCGTGCGCGTGAACCTGTATCCTGAGCCCGGATTCATCAGGATGCCTGAGTCGCTGCCTGCTCGTAGACCTCGTTCGGGTAGCCGTCCCGGCTGTAGCGAATCTCGTAGTTAATCTTCCAAAGCTTAGGCTGCTTGTCCGCTCCGATGCTGAAGTCCTCGACGCTGACCTGAGTCAGAAGCAACTGGTCCCATCTGGTCGAAGGACTGACCCAATCAGTCTGGTCTAGCCAGTCGGAGAATAGTTTGAGGCCACCAAAGACTCCCTTGCTGTTGCGCGTGCCTGCGTCCTTGATGACCGCTTTCACGTTGGCCAGTTCAGTCGTGTAGACAACCCCGTTGAAAGAGGTTGAAGCCGCAAGATAGGATGACTTGCCGTAAAATGACTTCGTCAGATTGGTGGATGGATCCTTGAAGCCACGGAACGCACCGCCCTTGTCCGTCTCGAAGTGGGCGCCGTATTTGCCGCCGACATACTCCTGAGGGTTGGTCGCAATCGTGGAGGCCGTGAAGGTCGTGCCATCGCCGGCGATGGCCTTCTCCGGGTCTGAACTGAAGAAGTTAATGTTGGTCGTGATGTGCTCGCTCGAAAGCGACCCGCTCGGCGTCACGTTAGGGTTGGTCTGAAGGCCGCCAAAGAAAGCAGGTGAAATGCCTATGTAGTCCACCTGAATCTCAACGATGCCGTTTTTCTGGTAGGTATGCTGAATCTTTTGCACCTTGATGTACGGCACCTGCGGATGGGCGTCGCCGTACAGAATCGCGGTCCCCTCCGACCCTTTGTTGACCATGAACCGGGCGGCCCCAGTCACGAGGCCGAAGCCGTCGTTCTGATAGGTCCAGCCGGGCTGGAGCATTTTGCTCGTCAGGGCGTTGCCCTTGTCTACGCGTGCCATAAATCAGCGGTTGGGAAGTCTGCGATACTGCGTGTCAACGCCCGTGGACATCATGCGCACGGCGGCATCGTGGTCGGCTTTGCTCAAGGCGCCCGTGGGATTCAGGACGCCGGAGATCGGGGTGGTGTTGATGATGACCTGGCGCAGGAGGTCATTCGTCTCCTGGACTGCCAGCACCACCGCGGACTGCCCGACCCCGATGACGTTGCCTCCCGTGGCCTCCAGCTTGAAGTCCTTTTTGGCCTCGGGCTCCTTGGCCTTGTTGGGCAATGTGGCTGCGATGCGCTTGGCCAGTTCCATCTGGACGGCGGGGTCGGCGGACATCTGCTCCGTGAAGAATGGATTGAACAGGAAGTTGGCCATGTTCTTCTGCTTCAGTTCCTCAAAATACTGCTTGCCAACGTCCGTCTCCTGGAAGGCCGACTTGGTCATCTTCCTCATGTCCTCTGAAAACTTCACCGCGTCCTCGCGGGCCTTGAGTATTTCCTTCACTCGGTTCGCCGTCATCTCGACCTCCGGGCTGATGATCATCGACTCCGTGTTCTTGATGCTGTCGATGCCGTCTTCAGCCGTGGCGGTCATCTTGCGGATGGACTCGGTCAGAAGGTTGAACGCCTTGTCGATGAGCAGCACCGGCGCCAGGAAGCGCATGAACAGGTCCTTCCCGATTTCGCTGAACTTTTTGTTCACCGCCGTCATGGTAGTGTTCAGCTGGCTCATGCTCTTCTGAGCACGGCCCGTGACCTGCTCGACGTCCGACTTGCCCTTTAGGTGGTATTCAACTGTTCGTGCCATCGGGTGTCTTTACTTCTGGGGGCGTGGAAAGTGAGCGGATGGACTCCATCAGCTCCTCCTCCTCGGTGGAAAGGACATTGACCTCGACCCCCTTCCGGGCGGCCAGCGCCACGTTCAGCCAGATGGCCTGACATTCAGGCATCTCCCAGGCGCGCTGCTCGGGTATGCCCGAGGCGATCAGGGACGCCGCCACGCTCAGGGGCCAAGGGATGCCCTGGCCTGCGTTGCCTGACTTGCGGCTGTTCTCCCAGAACTTCGGCCAATGCTGCACCATGACGTACTCCGAGAAGCGCAGCAACTCGCGGTCAAACCTTATGGGGTTTTCCGAAAGTTCATTGAGTCTCCAATGGTCAATGAGCCCGGGCGATTTGATGGGCTCCTCCGCGCAGATCAGGACCGCCGCGTAATAGTCCATGACGCTGATGTCCCCGCCCGCCACCAGGGGCGAACGCATGGCCTCCAGCCTTACCCTGTGCTTCAGGCAGAAGGGATAGACGATTCGACCCAGCATCCGCACGGGAGCCGGGTCGGTGAAGGCGGCAAGGAAACGGGCATCCATCCGTCAGGATGGTCCCACCTTATCACCTAGAATCAAGAGATGGCGATGTTCTCCCAGTCCTTCGCCGTGATGGAGTACTTGACGAACTCCTTGGTGCCGCCCTTTTCCTCGACCGCCGTGATGACGCCGGTGAAGGAAGAGGATGCGGCACCGCCGCCAACCGAGGAGGTCGTCGACAGGGTGAAGGAAATGGTGGCGCCGAGCACAGGGGGATTGCCCGTCTTGACGATGCCTTCCACGCTCAGCTCGCTCATGCGATCGTCGCCGCGCCAGGTGCTCGTCAGACCCTGCTCATTGGTCACCGTGTCCTCGGAGATGAAGGACGACTTCATGCTGTATGACTGCACAAAGAGGTTCGTCACGGTGCCCGCGACTCCATAGGTGCAAACAGTTCCGACGACGGTGGCTGCCATTTCCTTTGGTTAGGTTGGAAACTAGGCGGCAGGCACCACCAGAAGCAGGTCGAACGACAGGGCCGAAGCCCAGGAGCGCTCGTCAACCCCCTCGTCATCCGAGCCCGGCGTGACGTCGTAAAGGGTCGCGTCTCCCGTGGCCGTGAAGGCCGCCTTGAGGGTTCCGAGCCCCTGCATCACCCCGGCCACCGATGCGCAGCGGGCGCGGTGCGTCGTCAGACTGGTGTCGTCCGCGTTGGACACCACCATGATCCGGACGGTGCACAGGTAGTTGCCCAGCCCCTCGGGCAGATCGGCGGGAGGCCGACCCGAGTCGCAGAGCACGATGAGCTTCGGCAGGACGTTCACGTCCGCCGTCTCACCCTTGTAAATGCTGACGCCGGTCAGCCCGTCATCCAGGGCGAGCTGCGCTGACAGCACCCCCTCGACGATGTGACGTATGCTTTTGGTTCCCATGTTAAGAGCGGTTGGCCTTGTCGCAGAACTGCTGAACCTGCCGGTCAAGTTCTTTCTCAAGGCGTACTTCGGCCCTCACCCCGACCCAGCGCTGCACTTGTGTGCGGCTTGAGACGGAGTCCACGTCGGCCACGTCGTTCCCTATAAGCAGGTCAACCAAGTGACCCTTCTCGGCGGTCTGGAATGACTTGTATCCGGCGGAGCCAGAGTGGCGCTTGATGTACTCGGCGATCTTGGACGGGTCGACGATGTTGGTCTGGCGGCCTTTGGCCTTCGGCTTGGGCAGGGATTTCATCACCTTGAACCAGCCGGACTTTAGCTCGCCGACCTTCTTGAAACGTTCCTTGATGTACTGGTTCATGGTGCCCTTGTTCTTCACCATGAACTTGCCGAGGTAGTTCATCGGGGGCGAAACGCGCATCCTGCCGCCTCGCCTAGTCTTGTGCTTCTCGTGTATCCTGTACATCTCCGCCTTGTCCACGCCGATGGTGTTCTCCTTTACCTCCTGCATCGAAAAGGAGTTGAAGTAGTTTCTGGCCTTCTCGTAGCCACGCCGCTGGTCGGGGTCGTTGATGATCTGCCGTATGACGTAGCTGTCGAAGTTGACTGACTTGGCCATTTCCTGGGCATCGAAGTATTCGGACATCTTCCCCAGCTTGGCCGAGATGGCCAGACGATTGAGCAGCACGCCCGGCCCGGTGCGCTTGGCCCTGGCGTCAAGGGGCAGGAACAACTTGTTTATGTCCCGCAGCAGGGCGCCCTGCCCGGCACGTTCCGCGTCCTTGGTCGTGCCCTCAAACGATCCGTTGACGAAGGGCGGCGTGTACCACATCGAGTCGCGGCACATCCAGTTGGCGGTAAAGAGCGCCGTGTACTCCATGGTCCACCCCATCTCGCGGGACATCTCCTCAAGGAACTTTTGGAACTGTGGGATGGTTTCGGCCATCGGTCACTGGTCGTCGTCGATGACGAGCAGGGTCACCCACGCAGACCCGGGCTTGTAGGTCTGCCCAGTCACCCGCAGGTTCTTGCCCCCGGCCACAATCTTCTTTCCAAGGCCGAGGGAGGCCACCACGGCCCCGCCGCTGATGATGGCCCCAGACGCCCCATTAGACCCGTCTGGCAGGCTCCAGGAGGCGTCGGAAGCGGGCAGGCGGACGGTGTGCTGGGTCTGGGTCACAAAGCCCCCCGCCTCGAACGCCTGCGTGACCTGCGGATCTGACAGCAGGCACTTGAAGGTAAGGGCCCCGGAGTTGGCCGACCCGGCCACGCCAAAGTCGTCAACCATCTCCTTGGCGTCAGGCAGAAACTCAGAGTAGAGGCTCATCTACCCTTGGGCGGGATGGCAAAAAAAGAGGCCCCCAAGCGGGGGCCCCGTTGTTGCGCTCAGGCCGCTATTAGGCGGTCTTGAGACGGACCAGCGAGGTGGCGCGGCCCACGGCGGCTCCGAAGAGCATGGTCGCCGTGATGTTGTACAGACCGCTCTGCTCCTGGCCCATGATGACCTGGACGGACAGACCCGTGTCGGCGTCGGTCGCGTTGGCGACTTCCCAGCCGGGGATCTCGGTCATCGGGAGGGCGGAGGCGACGGCGATGGCGTCAGCGCCGCAGGCGAAGCCAGCGAGGTTTTCGCTGTTGTTCGGGAGGCCCGCGAACTGGTAGACGTTCGCACCGGCGAGCTGGCCGATGTTGCCGGACTGGATGACGTTCGCACCGAAGCCGTTGGCTCCGACGATCGAGGAGTCACCGCGCAGGTCGGCGATGTAGGTGCTGTTCAGCACGAGGGCGCGGGGCTGGGCGGCTCCGGCGTCGTCGAGGGTCTTCTGGGAGGCGACCGCTTCGGCGTAGGTCAGGGACGCGCCGGTGTTGGTGTTGGCCGAGTAGTTGGCGTTCGTGATGAGCGCGGCGACTTCGTCGAGGCACTTCTGGGAGAGCGCGTTGGCGGCGGTCACGGCGAAGTTCTGGAAGAAGCTCATGCCGTACTCGCGGATGTTCAGGGGGGTGACGCGGGTCGACACCTTGAAGTGCTTGAGGGTCACGTCAGCCTTGGTGACGGTGGCGTCATCCTGGGTGAGATAACCGGAGGCACCGAACTCGGTGGCGGTGGAGGTTCCGATCAGGGGAACCTGGATGGTCTTGCCCTGGCCCGAGATGGACGAGGAGAAGACGGAGGAGAAGCCCGCGAGGACCGGGAGCTTGTACTTGATGGAGCCGATGACGCTGTCGGCGAGGACAGCGGGCGCGGCCTGGATGGAGTTAGCCATAGTGATTTATTAGGTTAGGGAGAGATTAGGAGACGCGCATGGCGGCCATGATGGCGGCCTTGTTCGCGTTGAAGAAAAGGGTGCGGGCTTCGCCGGAGAGAGCGGCGTACTTCTCGAGCACGCTGCGGCTGTCAGCCACGGCCTCCACGCCGTCGGCGGGGGAGACTTCCACGGGGGCGACGCCCACGCTGGCGGCGATCTTCGCGGCCTCGGCGGAGGCGGACACCTTCGCGGCGTCCATCTCGGCGACCTTGGCGGAGAGTTCGGAGACGACCTTGTCGGACGCCTCGAGGGCGGCGGACAGTTCGTTGATGCGGCCATCCTTGGCGGCGGCCTCGACCTTGAGGGCTTCGAGTTCAGCGGCGGCGCCGACCGTCAGCTTCTCGACGGTGGCACGCAGGTCGTCGCGCTCGGCGAGGACGGACGCGGCTTCGGCTTCAATCTTGGCAAGCTGCTCTTCGAGGGTCATCTTATTCTTTGCGACATTGGCAAGTGCGGCCTCTTCGTCCAGGCGTGCGGTCGTACGCTCCGCCCACTCAGCCGCCCGCATGATGTCCCCGGAAGTCGGTCCGCCCCAGAGAGCCCACGCCACGGCGCCGGCCCCGGGGAAGTCGTCGTTCCCCGGCTTGTTCTTCGGGGCGTCCATGTCCGCCCGATGCCGACGGAACCAAGGCCCCATGCGCCGCACCTTGTCCTCGCTGATGCTGCCCTCGACCATGTCCCGGGCCTCGCGGATCGTGCGGTCGACGATGCCGTCTCCGCTCTTGCCCTCGGCGTGCCACTCCAGCCCGCGCTTGGCGGCGGCTGAAACGTAGTCGGGGACGGGGACGGTCTGAGGCATCAGAACTTGGCCAGGGCCTCGCGGAAGGAATCGGCCAGACCCGTGACCATGCCGCGGGCGGCGGCCTGCCTGCCGGAGAAGACTTGCCCCTCCATGTCCTCGTCCTTGACGCGGGAACGAACCGAGCGCACGGCGTTGCGGAAGTCCGCGTGAATCTCGTCCACGCCTTCCTGCAAGTTCTTCACCTGTTCTTCGGAGAGGGACGTGCCCTCAAGCCCGGCGGCCTTGAACTTGCCGGCCTTGATGACCTTCATGTCCACGCCCGCCTGCTTGTAGGCTTCCGAGAAGTCAGGCACCACGAGGTACACCCCGACGCTGCCGACCGTCGAGGACGGGGAGGCGATGACGTGGTCGGCCTGCGAGCCGAGCCAATAGGCCGCGCTCGCCATCTCGGTGTCCGTGTAGGCCATCGTCGGGACGCTGATGCCGCGGATCTTCTTCGCCAGCTCCTCGACCCCCGTGACCGTCCCGCCAGGGGAGGACACATGGAAGGCGATGCGGTTCACGTTCGGGTCTTCCTCGAAGACGTCGATGGCGTCGGAGATGTCGTCCACGTCCACCGCGCCGACCATCTTCTCAAGGGGCGAAAGACCCTTGCCGATGACGCCGGAGATGGGGATGACCCCGACCCCGTCCATGACGTAAGCCTCAGGGCGGGCCCCGAGCAGCTTGGAGATCACGTCCGAGAAGCCGAACTTCTCAGCCACGGCGGCGAAGTCCTGCGCCTTGGCAGGGTCGATGAGAAGGGACTCGCGGCCCTTTAGGCCGTTATTCAGGAAGCGCATCGGGAGTAGGTTCGGAAGGGGTGACGTTGAGCGCACCGGGCTGGACGCCCGTGGGCTTGTAGAGCAGTTCGATGGGCAGGCCGTACTTCTCCGCCAGGGCGGCGATGTACTTCATGTCCTGCGCCCGCTTCTCCATCTCGGTGCGGAAGTCGAGGCCGCGCTGCGAGTAGAGTTCCGACATGGACATGAGGCCGAGTTCCACGTCCGCACGGTCCTGGGCGGCTTCGCGGCCTGCGTCCACCGTGACGCTCTTCGGCGTCGTCCAGGACGTGATGTTCCACTTCGGGTCGTCAGGCAGTTCGCCCTTGGCGATGCCGTCCCCGATGATGTAGCCCCAGGTCGGGATGCAGAAGGAGTCGATGAGCACCGTCTGATACTTGCCGAAGACGCGGGCCGCCTTCGCCGTGATGAGTCTGACGGACGCC